TACCACCGAAGTTACCACCAGCGTTAGCTTCGAACTGTGCCTCTGTACGTGTATCACGATAAACATTAAAGCGACCAGCAAGTGAGCCTACCTTTGCAACACCGACGGGCTGTGTGTTCACATTGCCTTGTACAGGTACCCACTGGAACTCAGGAAGCATTTCAAGGATTGCGCACACCTTAGGTGTACCAACGATGAAATTAGCTGAGCCACGGCGGTTACGTACAGCAATACGATTAGCCTCGACGATTAATCTCTGATAGAAGTCACGGTTACGCTCAACCAACCAACGACCATCGGCTGATGCAGGATTCCATACAGAATACCCAGTACCGTAACCGGCATTGAGAGCTGTCTGGATCATGCGGATGATCATTTCACGGTCGATTTCGGCCTGAAGCTCATACGACATAGCGTTTGTGAGCTCAGTATCGATATCGATACCGTTCATATTCTTAAGATCCTGCTCAAGTTCAACAGACCAGCGAGCTGCGAGACGGCGTGTACCGGCTTCAACTGCTGTCTTTTCAAATGAGACAACGATTTGAGGAATATTACTGTTTAATTCGAAAGCACCAAGAAGCTGGGCTACGCCCTGATCTTGTGCCATCATTGGGAAGAGTGTACCTGCGCCACCAAGACCTGATAACGATCCAGCGGATGTACCGGTGAAGCGAGAATCAAGATATTGATAACCAAGTTCAGAACCTGAGTCAGCGGAGAGAGCAGGAGCGCCGTACTGTGTTGTAACAGAACCGTCTACCTTACCATCGCCGTAACCAAGGGATGTACCTTCGTACTTATATCGGAGTGCAAATGCAAGTCCTACTGGACCACTCATAGGCTGAACACCAACGATTTCGTTAGTGATAAGCTCTGGGAATGTACGTCTGATCATCGGGATGAGAATCTTCGGGAGACGAGCATCACCTGTAGCATAAGCGTTATCATTCTGTGAAGGGAACTGGTTACCATAGGCACCGTCATTGACGTTACCAGAATTGAATGATGAACCTGTACCACCAGACTGATTGCTTGCTTCGCGTAAGCACCAATTTTCTTGGTTTTCCAAGAGAATTGCTGTATTTAAGCGTGTGTGATCGTCTTCGATAGGACGGACGTTATCTGATGAGTAGTTAAGAACTGGGTTCCACTTCTCGAGAAGCGCCTGTGCACGATTTGTATCGATGTAAGACTGTGAGGGACGAATATTTGACATATAATTATTAAATTTCTTTCTTTTGTGTCGACCTTGTAATTCTATTCAGGGGATTAACCCTCAATAAGAAAGGAAATAAATTTTCCTTTAAATCTTTTTATAAATTAATATTTGTGAAGCTCTGACATATATACACCAGCATAAGGGCTTGTGTAATTTTCAGTAACATTCTCAACAGATTCCTCGATGACTTGGCGATCAACTGTATTAGCTACAGCCTCTGTGATTGCCTCATCTTTGAGATTATTGATTCGCTCTTCTTCGGTTTTTTCGAATAAACCAAGAGTATAATTAAAGTTTTCAGCGATGAATTTAGCAGACTTGGAAGATAACATCTTCTTCATGTATACTTTCTTTTCATCGTCGAGGTCGGATACCTTCTGTTCGAGAACGAGGGTAGCCTTAACTTTATTTAGCTCTTCGTTTAACGAAGAAACACGCTTATTAGCGAATTCAAGCTGTTGAACAGCTTCATCAATTTGTGTCTTTCCATCTACAACTGCATCGCGAATGCTCTCCTGAGCAAGTGCCATGTCAACTGAAAGCATATTGCGAATCTCTGCAAGTACTGCATCGGCACGCTTATTGCTTACTGCTTCCTGAATGGAAGCGGTTGGAAGTTTTTCTTCAAGGTAGAGATCAAGGTAATTGCTAACCTCATCAACCATTGTATTCTTGAAATTTGTTGCCTCATTTGTGAGGGCTGCTTCGTATTTTTCAACGATAGCTTTGAGCTTCTTGGAGCGATCTCGATCAAGAGCTGTTACTACTTGATTGAGCTTACCAACGTGATCAGCATCGATAGCCTCGAGAAGTGTCTCGAGCTTATTGCTATAATCTTCATCCTGTTCGTTAAGAGCCTTTTCAACGTGAAGTTGAACCTTAGCATCTACTGAAGCGTTATAAGCTGCTTCAATTTCGTTAAGAACGTCCTCTGTAAGAATATCCTTTGTGGCTTCTTTGAGAACTTGAGAGATGTTTTTTTCCATATAAATTATTTATTAGCGGCTTTGCTGATTGAGCGTTTTAATTTACTATCAACTACGCCTTGTAAATACTTATTAGCTGAGGCGTAATTTTTTTGAGATATGGCCTTAATAAAATTATTAATTTGAGTTGATTCATGAGAAAGACCTGTTTTTCTACGACGCTCATTTTCCTTGGCATATGCTGCTTGACATTTCGGACAATCACACGATGGTGACCAAGCATGTGGCTTAGGCTTTGATTCAGCATCTTCACCTGGGGTTGCTTCTACGTAACTAATAAATTCGTTCAATTCATCATCATCCATTGCACCAATTGAGTGAATATTCTTAGCAAGTTCGATAGGATCAACACCATACTCTTCGGCAACACCATCAATAATTTCAGCATAATGCTCGCCTGTCTCAAATTCATCGATGGCAACGCGTGTAGCTTGCTTTAAGGCACTTGAAGACTCTCCGCTCGGATCACGCTCAACATCATCATGATTATCATAATCACCTGTCTCTTCATCACTTTGTGTAAGAGCTGTTGCAACACTGCCTGCTTTAGTAGGGTCCTTACCAATAGTTGCAAGTGCTTTCTTTGCTTTTGCTAAATTAGCTAATGTAGCAGTATCTGGTTGATTACCAGCAGCAATTATACTGTTTACAGCTTGTGCAGCTTTTGTATAAGCAAGTTCTTGTGGAGTAGGCATAGGATTATTTATAGTTTAGATAGGAAAGAAAGTATCTGTTCTTTTAAAAAGTTTGATACATCGTGACGAGGTAGATTTTTAAGACTGCTTGCAAAATGTTCATACACCTCTTCAAACTTACCATCCATACCAACAACATATTGTTTTGATTCTAAAATACCATTAACAAATGCTCTTGGGCAGCTAGGATCTGCTACACAATCAACAGCGATAAGACGCATTTCATTAACACGATTGACACCACCTGATTGTTCTTCAAGCTGGCCAAGGGCACGGCTTGACATACCAACTCGTACACCATCATTAATAAGTGAGCGTACGATTTGACCTGTTGGTGTTGAAAGGACGATTGACTCTCCGTAGATTGTCTTACCATCTTTACGAAGAGATGTGACCATGTGACAGGCACGTTCGAGATCAACTTCAGCCGAAGCAGGATGATTTAACTCACCTAATGATCTTTTATTATTAATCATTTCATTAATATAACGATCAACCTCTCTAGCCATATCTGACTCAGTATAGATGCGTTGGTTTTTATTAACTGTTTCACACTCCATATAAGGACCGCGAATTTTCATTACTGATGGACCTTTTGAATTTTTTTCTTCGAGAATATACTCAAATTGTTCCTCAGGTGCTGGTGTTTCGACGAGTAGACGTAGTGACATACAATTATTTATATTATTAGATTACTATTTATTTAGTCCAAGATGATCTTCTGTCAATAGAAGAAATGAATATTTGTGTTTTTCACACCATGCTTTAGCTGCCTTCCATTTAGCCATGTTTTGCGCATAACGAGCAGTTTCATAAACCATAGTAGAATTGCGTTTTTTACCCTTAACTGGTGCTACAGTTTGAGACTTAGGTTTTATTTCAATGATATAACGTTTTATACCATCTGATTCTTTAATAGCCACAACACCATCTGTATAATAGCGGTGTACCTTATTATCTAGAGGACTAACGTATGGTATAATAACAGCTTCTGATGCCCATTCCACAACGTTAGAATTATCATCACACCACCGAAAAAACTTTAATTCCCATGAGCTCAAATATCGAATCGGTTTTTGTCCTATATATTTGTCTGGATATTTTGGTTTAAATAAACCTTGTTTAAATTTTTTTCCATTAGGTGGCAGTGGCAGTGTCATAATTCTTTAATGTGATATATCAGTTTGTTAAACTCGTGATAGTCCTTATCAATTATTATGATAAATTTGTATTTCTTAATATCTATAGATACAAATTTACTACACACTTTTATACTTAGTCAACAAACTAAGAAAATATAGTAGAAATAGCATCACCTAAATCAGCTAAAAATATAGATACAGGCATTAAGAAACCCACTATCCAAGCGCCGATGAAGAATTGAGGCGGAGCTGCGTCTCCGAACCCAGGAGCTCCTGTATACAGCTTTTCCTCTAATTTGTCTTTTTCAGCAAGCCCTTGACTTAGTAGATCGTTATAATTAACAGAACCACCTCCAAACATTGTTGTACCAGAGTACTTACCACGAACATTACCTACAGCAATTTTACTAAGAGCTAAAGCATATTGATATACCCATTGTTCTTTAATAATATCTCTCAAGGGTCGTTCTACATAACATGGAAATACACCCCAGAAATGACTACCAGACCCAGGTGTACGTGGTGGTGGATAGAATGTAACATATTGTGTTCTAGGATCAAATGTGAACGCTCTTTTTGTCGCAAGTAATTTTTCTCTTACACCTAACCAGTTCTTAAGAGTATACCAACTAATAAGATCAAACCCATAGTTTCCCATCGCGTAACTAAAGTAAGTTTGCTGAGCTAATGTCTGTTCAATCGTGAATAATGTATTAACACCATCTGATGTTCCTTCTTCAAAATCAACTACATCAATAACACGTCGATAATTCATCGCATCATAATCAAAGCTATTAACATATTGTGCTGTATCATTAGTTGATGGCTTAAATGTACTTGCAACAGCACTATTAAAATTAATAACACTCAAATAATCATAAGTTGTTAGGATTTGATTTGCATATATACCTGTTGGATATATAGCTGATAGTTTTGTTGATGTACTGAAATAACCTGCAGGTATAGTTGAGGTAGCTGCATAGACTGTCGAAGATGGTACAGTAACTTTACTAAATTCAGGTGTAATGCTAAACAGATCATCAAGCTTAATACCCTTACCGGTTACATAGAGATCAGAGTTAAATACAATATATTCTTCCGTATATCCTGCAAACTTTGTAAACATCTCACAGGCTATTGATATATTCTCAAATAATTGATCTGAATGTATTTCAACATTAATCATCGGTGCACCAAGAGACCGTGTAATTCTATCACCTAGGCGTGAGAATGATTGAATTTTACTATTGAGATTAGTGCTTTGAAAGGCACTAATCGGGGTTATAGCTGAGCAGTCCATTTTATATATTTATTAAGCAGGAGGTGCTTCTGCTCCGGGTGCTCCTCCTGCAGGAGGAGCTTCACCAGCTGGTGCTGCTTCAGGTGGAGCTTCGGTAGGTCCAGGACCAAATTCCGGTGGTGCACCTGTAGGAGCAGCTGCTCCGCCTGCTGCTGTTTCACCAGCACCACCAGCAGCAGTGAGGTCACCAACTTCACGCCAATCAGGACCTGTGTTTTCAATTTGTGCAAGCTCCCACATGAGCTCTTTATCTTTTCTAAGGAACTCTCTATTGGCCATTACCTCAGAGTCCGTCCATCCTAGATATCTCTTTTGAGCATATGTCTTAGATACAAAATCACTTTGAGTAATAGAATTAAAGTTCTCAGCTTTAAGTTGGAATTTTTGATTCTCTCGTAACTCGTAAAAGTTTGTAGGTACGTTAAACTCAAGATCGAGATTTGTATCTCTTAGTCTCATCTCACTAAAGATGCCTTTAAGCTTAAGGTGAGTAATAAAACCGTTCTTCAATCCGCCTGCAAAGCGTTGTTGTTGACGAATAATAAAACGAGCAAACTTGAGCTCCTCACGTAAGATATCAGCTCCATCCTTATATGGATCATCAGGATTGAGACGAGTGGAAGGTACCTTTAAGGAGCTATAAAGTTTCTTTACAAAGTACATTAAATCTGTAAGCTCACCTAAATTTGAACCACCTGCAAGCTGGGTAACAGATGTACCTTCTGAGCCTGCTCTCTTAGCAAACCAAAAGCTATCAAGCATGGACTGTGGGTTAAACTTTTGTACTGTAGCACCTTGATTAGCATCATAGGTACGCTTTGACCAATAGTTGGTCATAAGTTTTCTAAGATAGGCTTCAGCCTTCGGTGGAGGCATATTACCAACATCAACATTAAAGACTAAGCGCTCTGGAGCTCTTACGAGTCTGTAAATGACAATTGCATCTTCAATGAGACTCAATTGACGATAAGCACGACGTGCATTTTCAATAAACGGTAAACGTAAATTTTTATTTTCATTCCATATACCAGAATTAATATATGTAACTTGATTCATATCCATCGGTATAAGCTCAACTTTAGCTATCTTACCGGGGTTCTTGGCATCATAAATATTTTTACGTAATAGGTAACCCTTAGTTACCATGTTCTGTACATTTTCAAAAATAGGATCAATAAGCTCAGATGGGATTGTTATAACACCTAAAATACCCTCCTTAGGATGATTTTTGTGAATAATATGTTCAAAATAAAGTTCAGCATCTACAAGAAGTTGACGAATATATTCCCATCCTCTATTTTCAAAATCAAAATATCCGATATATTTGTTAAACTCACGACGTACTTTTTCTTTTTGTGTTTCAGATAAATCGACATCAACAAAGCGTAACTTTACAATCTCACCATTTTCATCTTTATTAACAAACTCATCACAAATCTCATCTAAAGCATCTGCAACTTCCGAGAAGGCAGCCATAACTCTATAATCCATTAATCTACGACCCTTATCAGGTTGTATATTAGCGTACATGAAATCGTGATAATCTTTATTCTGGAGTATACTTGCGTATTGATCGTCAGTTGTTGATATGGACGATGATATGGATTGTCTAGTTAAAGCACCAATTCTATCAGAACCACGATTATAGAATAATTCATATTTAGGATTTAATTCCTTAACTTTGTCTTGTGGATTATACGCCTGATAAGGAAGCTTAGAGGAAACGTAGTTCATTAACTCTCTACCAAACGTACTCTCTCTATTTGAATCAACATTATCAGCCATAGGTTACAAATTATTTATCAAATGATTATACCATTTAAACTATTAAACTCCACTTATCTTAAGTTAATGCAATCTGAACAGCCGATGTGAACAAGCTGAGACCTTTAGTTAGCTCATAACTTAAAGCAGTTTGCATTATTCCGGTATCATTACTCCATTGATTAAATGTACTTTGATTTGGAGTTAAAGTTGTGTAAGGGTCAGACCAATTAATACTATTATTATAGTATGTATTTTCAGGTTTACTATTATATATGTAAAATTTATAATAGCTGGATATGTCGGACCCGGATAACGATTGAGGAGCAATTAATCCCCATCCCCAATCATATGAGAATGATGATAAGGGTATAGTATCACCTATATTATAACCATTAACACCTGTTGTATTAGTGAGACTATAGATATTAGAAAATAATTCGTACGCAACAATTGGTGAACCGCTTTTAATTATGCCTGTAAACGGTGAAATTTCAGCACTTAGATTAGCACCAAGGGTTATATCGGTTACAAAATGAGTTTTATAATTATTAAAATTTGTTGAGAAAGTATTTGGATCTCCCCATAGTGCTTTTTGTTTTATTGAAAATAAATCAACAAGTCGACGTAACTGCGGTGGGTATGTATAGCTATACTGTTCAAATTGAATTGATAATTCTGTACAAAAAGCAATAAGTGAATCTATATTAACCTTTTCAATGTTTGCTTTATTCTCAGTAAAATTAGCAATCTTTTCGTAAACTGTTTTACCAAGCTCATACGGATAAGCGCTAATATCACCGACAATTGTACCTAAGAAATCTGTAAAGAAAATGTCCTTATCGAGTAATGTTTCTTGATATCTTAATGATTTATAAAATCCAGAAGCATCCCAATCTTCATTTACCTTAGCAATGTTATATTTACCGCCTGTAGAATAAATGTTAAAAGTGTTAGATAAGCCTGTTATTGTATACGCAGCTGTACCAGGATTTACAATTACTACGGATGCTGTTAATACGCAATTCTCAACCGTACTTGTCGATGTAAAATATCCTTTATAAAAACTTCCTATTGATTGTGGTGCTTGTGGGCTAAAATTTTCAACAAATGTTATACCTTGTACAGGGAATGTTTTACCTGCGCTAAAATATACAATACCTGTTTTTACATCATACGCAGTTAAGCCTGTTACATTAGAATTTGCTGTAGATGAAGATAACGGAGGGTAATTTTTAGTAGTATAATTAGCTGAATCTTTTAATTTAATTGTATAAGGAATTTGAGTTCCCTGCCAACAAGCTTGAGGTATATCAAATGTGGTAGCTGAAAGTGTACCTTCACCATCTATACCGGTTGTTGTTATTGATAATTTACTTGCAGGGTTGAATGCAATTGCTGATACTGATAAAACAGTAGGTGAGAGATTTTGAAACCCGTAAGGAGGGTAGTCAATATAATTATAGAGATTACGTCTTAACGTAAACGCATCATTCATTTTTGTGTTATCAAGAGCTGCAAAAACATATTGTGTTGTTGAAGATGTTTTATCATCAACATAATAAAACATACTATATCCTGTTGTCCCAGCAAATACACTACCTGTATCGTTTTGACCACAAACCTGTATACTACCATTCTGTATATTAGCGTAAATAGGTGTCTGTGTTGCGGAAACAGAAGACACGACAACATATTGTGTTACGTTGTTTAATGTTTCGGGTATTAAAAATTTGTGTAATTGTCTGAGGTGAGCCCAACGATCATTTTCGTATGTAATAAGATTGGTGTAATCACTATTACTACCTGATGCATAAAGGTAAAGAGTGTATCCACTTGCACTTAGAGCCGGATATGACTGCCAGCTATTATATACATCAACATAAAGTGGTACATTAACAGCACCGGCGGTAAGGCCTGTTGTAGAGGCTGTACTATTTCTAAACTGAATCTGTGTTGGTACAAAATCTATTACCTGGATCGTTGGTGTATATGAACTATCGTATGCCTGACCGTATTGATCAAATACGGTTAGTGTTACTTTATAATTACCTGGAAAGCGGTAGGTATGAGTTGCAGATAAAACGGTTGATGATGATCCGTCACCAAAATCCCAATGTAGTGTTTTATTTGATATGCTTTTAGAAGATGATAAAAGCGTAGATGTAGTAAGATCAGGTAAAAAACTTAACGGTGTATTATCTAGAGTATAGGTAGAAAGCGTGCTTGTATTAGAAAAGTCACGGATGTCAAAATAAAGATAAGTGTTGTTAACATTTGTCGGCATTTAATTACGCAGTAAGTGATTGAATTGATGGTGTTACAACAGAAATTTTGTTAATAAAGTTTGAAGCATTGTTAAGATACGGAAACTTAAAATACGGAAGCTGAGTATCTTGGCTTATGATAGATACATCATTAAAGGGATACACGGGGTTATACGCGATAAAGCTTATGCCTGGTGTAGTGTATGTAACACCGCTAACCGTAGTTATTGTTTCAATTTTATTAATATCACCGAGCTGTAAAATTTGATTTGAAAGTTCAGTCGTACTGACTAATAAACCTAAATTATTATTTACAAGTGAAAAATAATTTATGAATATATTAGCAACGAGCTGTTGTAATGCTTGTGCGTTTTTCTTAGATGTAATTGAGCTTGTAATAACTAATGATGATGCATTAGTTATGACAGATGGATCTAAAGGAGTGAGCGGTGTTTGTACACCGAGATCAAATTCTACATATACAGGATCATTAATAATAACCTCAGTAGTAGTTAATTTTGTAGACTGTAAGTCATTAATAATTAATTGCTTTTGAGTTGAATTAAGATAATTGGCTCTTGTTGTTAGTGAGGATGATTTTTGTAATCTCGGTACTGCGTAAATATAGACATTATTAAAGTTCGTTGAATCGGCATATTTAACCTGGTTAAATAATACTCTTGATTCGCTATTTGGAGCTGTAACGCCGAGGTCGAAATAATACTTTAAATGACCTTGAATATAATCCCAGTTATTAACAACTTGTGTGGATGAGATAATATTGCTATAATTTTGATTTATATAATTATTAAAATCTTCTGCAGTAATTAATCTATATTGACTCTTAAATGTATTGCTTGAATTATTTTTAATACTGTCAACCGACTCTCGATCAACATAAGGTGTTGAGGGTTCAGTGTTTGTAAAGGTTAATTGACTGCTTTGAGTTGCTGTAATTAACTGTAAATTAACAGGTGTTGTATCTGCTTGAATAACATTAAACTGTGCTGTACTATAGAGAAAGAGTTTATTATTATTCAATATACCGGGCCCGACTTCTCCTTTTTTTCCATCTGATTGTAAATAATAAACTGCAACCTCATCATTTAAGCTAAGTTGTTTACCGTTTATATTATTACCAAATTTAATTTCATATCTGCCATTTTCGTTAAGTCTTATTTCATACTTTGTAGCGTTTGAGCGCTCAAGGAATAATGATTGAGTTGGTAACCACTTAACCCAAACAGGTGTTGTTTGGGTATTGTCTCTCACATAAACATCAATACTAAAATGATCAATAATTACATTTGTATTAGCGGGGGTTACAATTGTTAATGTAAGTATTTCAAATGGTGATCCGTTAGCTGTATATTTTGGATATTCGGTAAATTTACCTTGGTATAATAAGTTGTCTTCTTGAAGACTAGCTAATACCTCTTTATTATTTGTAGCTTTTAAAAATGTAACATCCTTATTAAAGCTGTAATTCGTGCCGTTACATGTAAAATAGCTATAACGAGGAATCGTGTATGTACCAGCTGGTAGGTTTGCTCCAGCTGATGATTGAAAAGATAAAATTGCAGACTGTGAACCAATAGGCTTATAACCAATCAACTTTACAATCTTGTTTACATTTTCGTATAACTCAGCAGTAGTAAAGGTACTCTCTGCACCTGTTCTGTTCAAATAAAACAAAAGAACGTGATATGAATATGCAATTATATCAATAATTGAAGACATATTACTACCTTCAAAATTTTGATCAGTAATAATATTTCCAGCATTAAGTCTGTTTATTATGAGACTCTTTAAGCTCAAAGCATCAAAGGCTGCGTAGCCGTCAGGAGCTAATGTAAAATCGTTAAATTGTTGTTGTGAGTTAGCCATAGGTTTAACTTAAATAGAATCCTGAATTACTTAATACTCCTACTAGCTGGAAGCTAGAGTTATTAAGGGTTGGTACATTGATAACAATTGTAATGTCATAGCTTTGATCTTCAATTTGAGGTATAACGCGAATTTTTGTTAATGTTACTCTTGGTTCAAATGTTGTTATACCTGTTTGAATTGCCTGTCCAATAACTTGTGCCGTGTATTCATCGCACGGTTCAAAGATGTATTGTACTAAATTAATACCAAAGAACGGGTTAAGAATCTTTTGACCAGGTATAGTAAGAAATAAGTTAACTATAGCGTTTTTAATAGCACCAAGATCGTAATCCAAAACCAAATCCTTTATTTCAGGAGTACGTAGTAATTCGTTATTTTGTGTATACTGATATTTGAGATCCAAATGAAGATCAGAATAGGTGAAATTACTCGTAGTTAGCTGTGGTTTAGCTAGTGATTGAAGTTTAATAGTGGCCACATAAGTATTTATTAAATTATAACTCTTTCAAAAATAATTTATAACGCCATAAATATATAAATAATTACAATGAATAAAAGATTCCTTAAACTCTACGAAAGCACGATCGGACGTTATAATCGTGGTGGTTTCCTTGTTAGTGATATCGTGACATTTGTAAAGAATGCACTCAAGCATGACTTCCTCAAGACACAAAATGAGGACGTAGCAGCGCGTATTAAGGAATATATTGAGTCAGGTGATACTCTTAGAGTTATTAATATTGTTAATAATGCACCTCCAGTTATGGGTGCTAATAACACTGACAACGGTGGACCTGATTTTACAATTGAAGTTGGTAAAGAGACAGCTCCTGGACGCTTTGAACCAAGTGGTATTTTAGTACATCCTACAATGCTTGTTCGTGTAGATGCATATCCTAATCTTACACCTGTTCCAGATAAGGTTAAGAGAAAAGAGAAGATCGATATTAAGCCGGTAGCAGTAAAAGATGAGGAAGGAGAAGAAGTTCCTTTTTATACTCCTAAGCTCAATACAAGACGTTCAGACGTTCATGGTAAAATGGAAGCTGGTGATAGAGTACTTAACAATGTTAATGTTAAGATCCCATCAGGCACAAATGCTATTGATAAAGATCCTGCTTCTTATACAGCAAGATATCTCCCTAAAGCTTAAAGTCAGCTAAGCTTATTAGGCATGTATAACAATTGATCTCCTGATCAATTACGAAACTGCTCCTGTAAATAAACTCTGATACTGTAAGCAGATAAAATTTCTTTAAATCAATATTCGTCTCGTTGCTATCGATATAGTTAAAAAGATTACGAAGTAGAGAAATATAATCAGAGTTAAATGTATGTTCGCTTTTAATTAAAGCTTCACGAATATTAGCTACATTCTTCTTCTTAACTTCACCGTAAATCAATTCGAGCACCTTATCATTCTTTGTATCAACAAGCATTAACTTACCGGAGGATGAGAATTTTTGTAACTCATTAATACACTTACGAAAATCAGGGTAGTTAGCTTTAATGAACTCTACTAACTTGACCTTTTGATCATCACCGATAGTAACTCCTTCCTGCCTAAGAATAACAGCACATCTCTTAACTACCTGGTCAATAGGCGGTGTGAGATCTAAGCTCTGACATCTGCTCTGTAGAGCTGGAATAACTCTATATTTGTAATTCGCTGTAAGAATAAAGCGAGTAATCATAGCATACTCTTCCATTGTATTACGGAGGGCACGTTGAGCGTCAATACTCAAACCATCTGTCTCATCAAGAATAATTACTTTTACCTTACCATCAATACTCTTAGTCTGTGCGAAATTAGTAACTTTATTTCTAATTGTATCAATACCATTTTCGTCCGATGCATTAATATACAGATATTGACAACCAAGAATATCATTAACAATAATCTTAGCAAGAGAGGTCTTACCTAGCCCGGGAGTGCCAATAAATAAAAGGTTAGGAATCTCTTCCTTAGACCTGAAAGATTCAATGAGCGTTTTTACGGACTCTGTACCGATAAAATCAGATAGAGTTTTCGGGCGGTATTTTTCAACCCACAAATTAGAGAAATCGTAACTCATTATTTGCCGGATGAACCAAACCCCTTCTCTCCGCGTGCAGATGCTTCAACTGTACCCCAATCAACATGCATATGAATGTTCATATAGATAACAAATTGTGCAATTCTATCTCCAACCTTAACTTCATAATCTGTATCAGAATTATTATAAAGCTTAATACCTGCATCACCTCTATACCCGTTATCAATAATACCGGGATGAGCTGAAACACCATACTTAAAACCAAGTCCACTACGAGATTCAACCTTAACCCAATACCCTTCGGGGATATGTGCAAACTTTAAACCAACACCAACAATCGCGCTTCCTTTTGCAGGAATGACCTTATCCTCAACACTATATACATCGTATCCTGTATCAGATTCGTTGTTCTTTGTTGGAAGTTTAGCATGTTCATCAGTCTTTTCAAACTTAAGAATTGGAAGATAAATTAAATTAGGGTCAATGTCTGGACTACTCATACAGCCTATATTAAGATATAGAGCAAAGAAATCAACACTTGATAAGTAATTAAACATAAAATAATGAATGACGAAGTACAAAACATTGTCGGATCACTTATCGATCAATTGCAAGACACCAATCAGAGAGCTGAAAAAATTAAAACCGAACGCAACCCCCTTAAGAAAGAGGACCTTGAAAAATTTGTTATCGAAAGAGGTGGTGAGCTTATTGAGGATGCTCTCGAGATGGTTGCTACAGTAAAGGATTTCATTATATCAGCTCCGAATGCTGAAGATGTAGATGCTTTAGCTGGATTAATTAACGCAACATCAGCTGCAATGGATACTCTCAACAAGATTAACATTGCTGATAAAAAGACTGATACATCCGTCAAGTTAAAGACAATGGATATTGAATCAAAGAAAGAATTACTTCAAGCTGATAACACCCAACGTGTACTAGCTACAAGAGAAGAAATTCTTAAAATGCTTGTTGATAAATCAAAGCCCATAGAGGCTGAGATTATAGAGAATAAAAGAATTGATTAAGGTACTTTAATATTGCTAAAGGTACTCGTACCTCCTGCTATAGCGGGGGAAGAATTTGATGTTGGTACTGGTACAGGTAGTGTACCAGGCGGTATAAGATTTGGCGCATAGCTAGGTAGAGTCATTGTAACACTATTTGTCGGTGATTGATATGCATTAACTGTTGATACCTGTGTAGCTGTTCCTTGATAATCTGCAGTCTGGTTTGTAATAATTTGAACCGGTTGTTGAACTGGCAGAATAGCTTCAGCCGATGCAGGTGCTGTTGGAGGTGGTGGTTGTGGTGCAGCATTAGCAGCTACCACTTCAGCTGCAGCTGTATCAGATTTACCAGATAGGTCATTCTTCTTTGCTGTAGGTCCTGCTTCACACTTAAAGAACTTATCATACATGGCTTGTAACAATTCATTTGGATCTGGTATTAAATCATTGAGTATTTGTATTAAGTGTTGATAACTAAAGAAGTCTGCAATTTGCTTTTCTATTTTTTTGATCTCATCTAGAACCTTTTGTTCAAGATCGGTTATTTTTATATTAAAAATGTCACTAAGTGATGGTATTGTAATATTTGGTGGTACAAAATTACATGCAAGTTCTTTTGCTTGTTGCTCAAGGGCAATAATACCAGCTATACTTGTAGGTGGACCTGAGGCAGCTGTTGTAGAGGCTAGGGTAAATATTTTTGTCAATGAACCGAGGGATACAGACGGAAGTTGTGATTGTATATTAAGGGACTTAGATAGAGATGTTACAGCATTCAAAGGATTAGATGTAATATTACTGAGAGCACCCGTTATTGCTGGTGCACCAGGTATTTGATTTACAGCAGCAAGACCTGTACTTACATATTTGTTACTACCGGCAAAGTCTTGTAAAGATGGTACACGGCTACCGAGAGCTTGAGTTATAGCATTATTACCTGCATTGAATACAGATTGAGTTAAATCATGCTGACCTATAAATTGATTTGCTATTTCTCCTACCTTACCTTGCTTTAGTGTCATTGACTTAGCATTACGATCTCTATTACCTGTTATTGTAACACCAGTGCGAGCAATTTGTGCACTGTTTAAAGACAATACAATATTTCTTTTATACGGGTTATAATTATTAGTGGATAATTGTTTTTGTAAAAAGTCGATATCTTTGTAAACACCTTCAACATTTATTTTTAATGCTATAGGTGATACAAATTGTCTGTTACTATAAGGTTGTTTAGCTTTTGATTGTAAATTATTAAGTGGTTCAACTGGTGCCATCCCTCCAGCACCTACACCGTTAAAATATTGATCATTAAGTGTAATTAATTGATCCGGTGTAGTGGCTGTTTGAGTTGGATTATATGATTGACCACCTTGAGCGGAACCAACGCTTTCTTGTGGTGGTGTTACATATTGCGGTACCGATCCGTTTTGAATGCCGGGGTAACTATTATTGATTGTAGATACACCTTTATCTGTAGGTGTAACAATAGAAATTGCGTTGTATTTAGCACTATTAATAAATTTGCTAGGGTTATCACTTGCGTTATCGCTCATCCATGAACCGTCACCTGCATAAATCATCGTATGTCCAGGTCCACCTGTTGATGATTGGAAGCAAAGCACTGTACCAACAGTAGGATTATTAATTTGTGACAATGTTTCAGCGGGTATACTATTCGTAGATACAACAGGAGAAGCAGGATTCCAATAACCAGTTTTTGAATATAAATCACGTGAAACAAATGCATTAGCACCTAACGCTGCTGTAACATTTGGATCATTCGTTAATGCACCAGCAACAGCAGAAGCACCTCTTTCACAATATCCACCATACGTGCCTGGAGCTATACTAACAGGTCGTCCAACTTGATGCGATATGCTCTGAGCAGCAACAATGACTTTTACTGTATGGTCACTGAGAGGAGTAATAGGAGGTGTAGAGTTAGCCATATATTTTATCCGGTACGTGATTTATTAAGCGTTGTTAACGCGTATGTTCTAGCTATACCCTGTCGTCCGTAGTTGCCACCACCAATGACACCTGCACCACCACTAGCCGGTACAATTAATTGCTCAGCCATTGATATGGCAGTTGCAGTATTAACCTTTACGTTAGCAGCCTCTGATGGTGTTAAGGACGGTAGATTATTACCACCATCTCTAATAGTAGTTGTAGGAGTAAATCCACCGTATACAACAGCTTGTCTTGCTCCTATTTGTTGTATACCAACAGAGCCACCCGGATCTGCAGAGTTAGAGCTATTGACATTAAAACCGCTTTCGTTTTCACCGAGTCTCATCATAAAGCTAGTCCATTCTTCTTTACTGCCTGTTTTAATGCCATAATTAGCACCATCCTCTGGCACATAGCCAATTAATGGTGAACCTTCGAGACGGGCACCAATAAGTGCGGCATATGATGCCTTATCAACTCGTGTTACCCCGTTTTTATCAACATATGTTGTAGCATCTATACCACTATTTAGCATTTGTTGATTTAATTTCGAAGAGACTGACTGTCCCTCAGGATTAAGCTTAGCTGCATAAGGTGCAGCTGTTAATGTTCCGCTATATTGACCACCAACGTTATTACCGTATGTACCTGAATAGTTAACGCCTTGCTGTTGAAGATAAGATTGAGTAACAGCATTATCAGATATTTGTTTACGCTCGGCATTACTTGCTAATGCACGCTCAGCAGATGTTACAACTATAAAGTCTCTATCACTTGGTTGTACAGGAAATATATCTCTAAGGTTTGCAGCTGTCTGATTACCGATATTACATAGGTATTGAATAAATTGAAATACTCTCGGTATAGCTGTATATTTTGAAGCAAGGTTTGATACAAGAGTTGGTAGGGCGATATTAATTTTTGTAAATGTAGGTAGATCATTTATTAAATTAAGCCCGTGTGCTACAGTTGCATCTGATGCCATATTCTGTGCATTAGCAGGTACTGTATAAGCTATGTTTAATAGATTACGTCTCATTAAAGCAGTAGTACCTCGACTGAGATTATAAGCAATGTTACGGGTATTATTACTAATCTTACTTTCTGTTGAGGCTGAGTAGGGAATAGGAACACCGTAATACTCTTGACTTACATCAAATATAGGTAGTGTTGAGTCAAGTTGAAGGTACTTAGAATTAGCAAGTGTTCCAATACTGTCGCTTACATTATCGAAGAATGATTGTGGTGTGAGTGTTGTATCAGCAAGCGTTGCAAGTGGTCCGATAGACGATTGAGTTCCACCTAATAATTTTCCAATAGAAGTAATCGCATCACTATTGAAGATAGATTGTTGTAAATTAAATCCACTGAAGAATCCATTCTTTAAATCTTTTGAAACAGCAGGATTAAGTTGCGGTAGTATTTTTTCTCCAAAGGTTGATCCTTGATTATTAAGGGATATTAATTCTTTATTACTATACTTGAGTTTTTGAAACCAATATACGATTGTATCAAAAGAAAATGTCGTATCATTGAATTTTTTTTGCTGTAGTGTATTACTAAGATTATTAAGTGGTGAAATAACGTCACCCTGTTTAAAAACGTCTCTGTAATTAAGCGCTGCTTGAACTTCGGATTCTGATACGTATATTGTATCTTCTTTTTGTAAGATAATTTCAGAGTAGTTAGTATCGCTTTTTACCTGTGAGTAATAGTTTACTATATCCACGTCTGCTAACTCAGGACCTGTCGTAATTAAATTTGTATTGCCTTGGTTTGCCATATGTGGTTAGATACTATTAGAAATTGTACCGTCTGCGTTTGTATTTTCGAGTTTATTAAAGTTGTATGTCTTAATGCAGTGAAGATTATTAAAATACTCACCGTCATTAAAAGTATGACTTACCTTAACAATAATATATATACCAAGAAGCTTGTCGTCAAACTTACTAGCTATCATTGCTCCATCTCTATCAATACCTATGAAGTTACCTGCTTGACGGTGAGTTGAGCCTGGTACTCTAAACGATATTAAATTATTCATTAATATACTTGCGTATAAAAATCTATTACGACCAAACGCTAATCTTTGATCTGCGCTCTCATTGGATGTAGAGAATGTATTGTCAATATTAATATTTGTACTACGATATTGACCAGGTGCAAAATTAGGGTAAGGTGGAAATTCGTTACAGCTTATTAAACAATCTACGTAGTTCTTTTTGTAGACACGCATTCCTTCTTCGATAGAATTTCTAAGTGCATCAATATTAAATTGTTTATTATCGTAATTATAGCTATGCACAAATCTCGATACTGCCTCTTGTTGAGAGTGAAGACCTGGCATGTTATCAAATGAAAAACTTTGTATAGTACCAATACGCTCCATATAAAGAGCTCCAGCTGGTGTATAGGCGTGATCATAAAATGGCTTACCATCTTCTTGAGTAACGCCGCCTATCTTCATAGTTTCAAGATAAGCACCACCAGGTACATCACGTTGTTTATCGTATGCTCTACTAAAATTCTGTTTAACACTTGTAAATTGAAATTCACGAGGATATCTATTTAAGTGTAAAAAACATTGATCAAATTCACTATCAGCATTTGATACATGTCTATCTAAAAGATATTGTAAGCTATCGATAGCTTTAAATTTAGCAGGTGCTGAAAAAAAGATATTACTACCACCTACATCCCATAGTGTATTCTGGTAATCAGCTTGTGTTGTACCAGGTGCAAGCTCTACTGGTTGAGTTGTAACTGTCGTATCAGTATCTTCAGCAATTGAAATAGAATAACCATCGTTTTCTGGAAATGTAGCTTTAATTAATTCACGTATAGCAATACCTGTTGGTATTGCTCGGTCACCGTTATCAAGCTGTGTTGGATCGCTATAATTAATATAATCTGAAGTTGTGAATGATACATTTTTTTCAGTCATTAACTGATATGTTAGATCCCAAAAAGATAATTTTTTAAATTTTTGATCTGGCTTATCACCTAAAATTTCTTCACTATTATAGATAGCAAAATCATATGTCATTCGAAAGAATCTTTGTTGATCCTCACTACCTGTGTCATCAGCATTTGCTTCATCTAATTTTGGCATGATATCAATTCGTAAAATATCACGAGATTCGCCTTTAAATAAAAACCCTAAATTTTTGTTATTACCGCTATTAACACCCGCACCACTATAATACTGTGGATCAGACGGGCTACTACCAGCTATTACATCTCTTTCAATAGCGTCGTATGAATTGTCAATAATAATATATCCTTCCTGATAAAAATTGTTGTATGTATCTTCTATATAAAGGGTCTTAACAGCAGAGGGTTTAATATTCTGACCTCTTGTCTCGGTTGGACCGTTGATGCTTATAAGTGTAATCTGAAACGCATAATAATTATTATTAATTTTATACGTAAACGCGTCATTTTTAAGCGTATCAGAAGTATTCATATTAATTTAAAGATGCAGATATTTCTTTAAGAATTTCTGCAATGTATTCAGGTTTAATTAATTTTATGACGCTTCCTACAGGAGGATTTTTAATAGGATTATAAATCTTATTCGTTAACATTATAAGCCACCACAATTCAATATTACCATAAGCATTAAAACTAATCATCGTCCATGGTAAATTTTGCTTTACGTTGAGATAAAACACTTTTGAATCATCTATCTCATCAGGTAGATATATGGACTGTAACAGATTGTAATAATATTGATTCTGATCAGTATTATACATTTTAAAAATACGTTCATATCTAAACGTATTTAAATTAGGCAGAGATGTAATAGCGTTTTGATACTGTCCGTCCATATATAATATTTACGTAAATACAACTGTTTAACAAGAAGTACCAGTATTATGCTGTCTCAATAATATTATGATTGCTAATCATATGCTGCATAAAGTTTTTAGAATTTGCAGTCATACTTTGAAGCGAGATTCGGACCTTATAAGCGTCAGGTATAATGGTCTTTATAGTAGTTACACTATTATTACTAGTTGTTGAAGTAGATGTATTATTAACTGTTGTACCGTTTGAAGGTATATTAATACTCATTTCTCTTCTTGACCCAACAAATTCAATTCCAATACTAGTAATATAACAATAAGGAAAGAATTTAACACCTGGTACTTCAACTTGATATATTACAGGTTGTTCAACTACGTTAAGACCTGTTTTACCGGGTCTGTTTTGATACACTAATAAAAATAATAACTGCCAGTTTCTTACAACATCATCATATGTAACACTACCTGTATTAATTAAAGGAAATTCAACAGTAATTGACTCACCACCATCACTAGCATAATTATAAAATTTAGCACGCTCAACGTATGTAACTTGAGTTGGTGAAGCAATAGCAGCAGCTGCCTCTGCTATATCAGTTGCATAGCCAGCTACCTTGCCCATAACAGCACCGACTATCGATCCTTGACTACCGGAATCAGCAAATTGATTGCCTTGAGTAGCTTGATTATTATCAAAGTATGGTAAGATATAAACCCAACCTGTTGGTTCAGTTAAATATAAATTTTGATAAGGCTTGAGAATTGGACTATTTGCAATAGTAGTATTATTATCGGATGCTACTTTGTTTGCTTGTGCAGCTAAATCTGCTGCGTACTGACCAGGACCTGAATTTGCAATTGCTGCACCAGCACGCGAAGCACCACTTGCCACCGTATTGCCGAGTGCGTTTGCTCCTGGTATTTTTTGAATCAATTGTGTTAAACTTATATCTTTACTAAACTGACTTAAGGTAGCGACTGCAGCAGGTGCTGTATCAATTGCAGCTCCGAGTGAATATTTTAATTGACTAATAAGAGCATTAGTACGGAGAGCGCGCTCAGTTAAGATAATTTTTGGTACTTCTGATCTACTTACGTCACCAGGCTTAGAGTATGTCCAATAGAAATCTCTTACAACATTAACCTGTTGATTACCAGCAGTCGAACCTTTATTGCTAACATTGTTAGCTTGAGTACCAGCAGGTCCAAGCTTTGGAATGGGTGTTAAAGCATTCGTAGATGCAATTTTACCTGAAGCATCGCTTGAGTTGTTGGTTGAAAATCCCCAGAGAAAATTAGGCATATAGGTATTTATTATTTCTTCATAGACGACCTAAAGTCTGTACTAGAAGCAGGGCCACTAGAAAAATTCTGTGAGTTATTAATATTATTCATTTGAATAGTCTTACCAGCATTTTCCTTAAACTGTGCAAAATTAGTTACTAATGCATTTGTATTTTCAGCTGTTTGCTTGCTAAATGTAAGCATCTGTGCTATTAAATCGTTTTGCGATTTAACAGTTTCATGTACATCACCAAGCTTTTCAGCTTGTTCGTTATCACCCTCAGCTGTAGATGGTAATTGTAACTCTTTTGGCTCAACAGATGCTTCAATTTGTGTACTAGGTGTTGAATTTTCATTTGTTTCTGTTTTAGCAGATGGTGGTTTTGTTTCACTTGTTGCTTTCGCAGCTTTTATTTTTTCCTCTTCTGCTTCTTTAGCTTGAGATTCCTTAATACCAGCTATATCGATACCCATAGATTTGAGTGATTTAACAGCAATTGATCTTAAACCACCCCACTCAGGTATCATATCAACAATACCAACAAGAATACTATCAATTACACTCATTATACCTTTACCAATTTTAGCAAAAATGTCTTTGAAGATATCAAGCTTTTTAGTATTAGCTTTAGCATCTGCTCCACCAGATTTGACATCCAAAAATGCATTTAATACATCTAACCCGATACTTAGAGCTGTACCGATGCCGGGTATCATTGTGGCAAGTGCTGATGCTACATCAATAATACCACCAATAATGTCACCCTTCTTGAAGCGTGAGTAAGCAAACGACAACCCAAGAATAGTACCAATAATAGGAATACGCTTGAGTACATTTTTACTAAAAAGTTTACCAATACCCTTAAAGAGAGTATTTATTATACCCTTACCACCCTTCATTCCTAATCCCTTTGTCATACTACCGACAGCTTTTGTACCTACACCAAAGAAATCTTTTACATACTTTATTGCCATTCTCGGTACCTTAAGTAATGCATCTTCTATTCGTTTAAAGAATAACATTCTTAATGACGTAACTCTGCTCCCGAATTTTTTCATTGCAGATGATACGGTTGTGGTAAATCCCTTTATAACCTTTTCACCAAAAAATAATTTTGCAAGATCTCCAAATGCTTTTGATAGTTTTACCGCTCCTTTTTTTAATATTGAAAGTCCTAAAGCTAAACCACCTCTACCTAATAATTTTTTTAGGCCCTTAAGTGGGCCACTATCGGTCAACCCGCTAATAAGGGCTGCAATACCTGCAATTGAAGCTGCAGCTCCGCCTAACATTAGTAATAAGGGGCCAAGAATAGGACCAAGCATCATTGCAAGATCGCCAAGATAATCTAAAATACTTTTTGGCTTTTCTTTTTTAGGAGCTGTATTGTTTAATATATCTTTAAGGATGTATTGAATTTCATTAAGAGGTGTTTCTAGCTTATGATAAAAAGATAAAAGCTCAGAATCTAAAATATCCTCAAGCATTACTTTTGTCTTTGGTGTAAATTCTATATTGACAGTATCGTGAGCTGCTTCATTCTTTTTACCAATAAAGGTTTTTTTACTTTCCTTTTTACCAAACATACCACTTACTAGATTAGCAAGCAATCCTGGTTCTTTTGCATCTGTCTTCTTTTCTTTCTTTACATCTTTTAAAGAATCATTAACAGCGTATACAGGTATAACTTTTGATGAAGAAGAAAGTGATTTAGCTCTATCTGCTGATACTGTCTTAATATCATTAAGACCACCGGGTTTATCTGTACCTTCATCTGCTTTACTGGATGGTTGTTGTAATGCTTTTACAGCTTCAACAATACTGTTAACCTTCTCGAGGTATGTAGTAATTGTGCTGAAACTATCTCCAACTAAGGTCTGGAGCTTATCTAGTGCCTGTACCTGATTACGTTGACTCTCTTTGAATTGATCAAAGAAAGGCTTACCGAATACAGATTGTAGGTCGCTTAGCGTTATTGTGTCTCCAGCCATTTAAAATATTTAATAAAAACATTTTAAATCGTAAAGAAGCTTCCATCAATTTCAATCGAACCGTTATCTACAGCTGTGTATTTGCTTTCAAATTCCCTATATCTCTTAACAAAATCTAAAACTTGGTTTGTTAATGTAGTTGGAAACTTCTCTGTAATAGCTAACTTATCTTCGGTCTTAATGTCTGCGAAGTTAATAACTGAATCACCTGCTTCATTCTTAAATGTAACAGTTTTAATAAATTTTATTACTTCGTGAATAAAGAGCTCACCAATTAAAGTTCTAATATCATCACTCTGTGCTGCCTTGATCTTATTCATTACAACAACACTGATATCTCTATCTATGCTTAACGTAGGGACCTCAAGGTCTACCCGTAGATTCTTAACTTCAACAGTGGATGATACAGATTTTGTATCAACAGGGATCTCCGTAATCTCCTTAAGTTTATCCCTAAGATCATATGTACTATCCTCTAGTGTATAAATTGGATCTAAACTTGCACAACGTAAAGCAATCGCAATTGCAATTCTATCATAGATATAAAAAGAGTTGATGTTAATTGTCTCGAGAATACTTTCTTGTATAATTGAATAGAAATTTGTAATAAATGAAATCTTCGTTAACGTTTCCTCAACAGAGGATTTAAGTAAGTTTTTTTGTTGACGGAGATTCAACGGCTTAAACATAACAGTACGCTTTAAAGATGGGACATAAACATCAACACCTGACTGTTGGTTAAGTGTATCAAGCTGTTTAAGAATGTCATTTACATTACTCATATTAGTATATATTATCGGTTACGGTGAATTCAACGGAATACTCTCGTTACCTTTTTCTGCTTTCTCTCTTTCTTTCTGCTCTTCTTTATAGAGGCTTGTATATATTGCTAATTCTGCCGGTGTAGAATTACACATTAAATCGTAACTTATACGGTTATGTTTAAAAAGAAAATACTCAAGCTCATAGATTGACATAAGATTCTTCTTAAAGCAAATTTTAAGAAACTCAATTACCGAACCGTTGAAAAAATTAGCGGTAATTTGAACCTGAGATGCATTATCACTATATGGTGACGTAATGTTAATTAACTCAAACTCATTTAATTTTTCACTTATATCACTAATATAACTTTTTGCATCTTTTAAAACCACTGCAGGTAATTTTTCAACTAATAAATTTGTATCTTGTGTTGAGTGTTCACCTATTGTTACTGTATTAATAACTGACTGTAGAGCATTTATGTCTGTGGATATATATAGATCTTTTGGTATGTTAAATAAAACAGATATATCTTTACCGTAT